AGTTCTGGTGCTGTTTCTACCTCTTCATCTGTTGCAAGAACAACAGAAACTGTAGCAGCATTGTTTGTGACCGTGAACTCTCCTGTAAGAGACCCAACGATGTCACCTTCTGTGATAGTAGGACCAGAGAGTGTGTAATCAAACTCAGTTCCGTTGGGAATGTTGACACCTGTCAGGTTGTAAGTAATAGTATCTCCTTCATTGTATAGATTACTATCGGTGTATACTTCAATGAATGGTTCATTACCTAGTGGTAGTGTAGGCAGACCATCATCATCAGGATCAGGGAATGTGATTCCTCCATCATCTGGTAGATCAGTATCGATAGGATCAGTATCAATTTCATCGTCAATATCTAATTCTGGAATTGGATAGTCGATGACAGCATCACCAGATGGTGGTGTGTTTGGTGGATACTTAGATGGATCATTAGGAACACCACCAACAAATGTAATTTCTGTGGGTTTCTTCTTAGGAACTTGCTTTGCTTCGTCACAAACAAATGCAGACTGATCACCGATGCCATCTTCAATTGCCTTCAGCAGTTTATCAAGTGAGTCATCCTGTTCGTTACCACAGTCTGTGCATTTCTGTTGGATTGGTTCACACTTCTGTCCAGGTCCAGTGCAACTGATGCCCAACAGTTTCATGAAGTTATTGATAATGCCACCGACAAAGTTCAATGGTGCAGCAATTGCTTCTAGGATTGCTTGAATAGGTGCAAGGATTGTGTTGACAAGTGACTCAAACTGAGCAAGGATCTCATTCAGGATGCCATCAACTAGTGTATCAATAAAACATGCAGCATTATTGAATACATCTTGAATGAATCCCATCAATAGATTGGTGATGAATCCTGCAATGAGATCAGTGATGTCTGCAATACTACAACCCAGTGCTCCAAAGATATCATCAAAGATCTTTTTGATTGTCTTGAGTCTGTTGCTCTTCTCTGTGATAGGTTTGAATGCTTTGTCTGGATCTGCGAGTGGTCCAGTGTTACCTACTACTGCTTCTGTTGTTAGTAGAGTTTCATTCAAGAAATCAATAGCACCACGCAGTGCCTTTGTGATCTCTGTCTTTCCTCTAGCAATGAAACTTTTAACTAGTCTGACTACGCGACCAATGTGATAACGTGCTTGACTAACACCATCATAAAGTAGACCATTGATCTTACTGACATAGAAGTCACCGATGTTTCCTCCTGATGCTTGGTTAGCAGCGAGAAGATCACCAACGATTCTAGTCAGACCACTACGAAGATCGTTTTCCTGTCCACAGTTAGGGTTAGCAACAACAACACAACTCTTGCCACCAGTTGGATTAGTTTCACTGTGCTGTGCATATGCTGCTAGCAATACAGGTGGAGCACCATCTTTCAGGTCTGCTTTGTCTGCATCAATGACACCTTTGTCTGAGTTGCCACCACTCTTAGTCTTACCGTCTTGTGTATCTGTAGATCTATTCTGCTTTGGATTAGTCTTAGGATCAAGGACAGGTTTGAAGTTAAGTGGAGCAGATGGATTGTCGTCTTGGAATGAATCTTTGGTTGCACCTTTGACACCACCAATAGAACCCATGATGACAGGTCTCTGCTTGTCATTGTCTAGGTAGAATCCAACAACAAAGCAACCACGCTGCAGTCCAGGAGATGCACCACCAGTGCCACCCTCAATGAATGGTGTGGTCACAGGCATCATGATGTGCGCCCATGGTAGTTCTTCAGTAGACGTAGCATTGTCACCTGTCTTCAGGTGCTGTCCAATGATACGCACACGATATCTACCTGACCTCTTAGGGTCATCCTTCTTATTGGTCTCTACCTGACCGATCCACCAGGAGAATCCGTCAGAACCAATCTGGTGTATGGGATACAGTGATGATAAAGATTGATCCATCTTTTAATAACTCCTACTCTTATTTAACCTTAGAGTCATATTCTTTAATACCCATGGTGTCACGAATGAGTTCTAAGTTGGTAAAGAACTCAGGTGATCCAGCATCATTAATAAAAGCAAAGTTGTGAGACAATGCAGCGATCAAGTAAGTGCCGCTTGCCTCCTCATCATATGGTTGCTCCTCTCTCAGTTTCTCTGCTACCATGTTGGGTAGCATGATCTTGATCTTATCTCCTACCTTTAGGTCTGAGTTGCCAGCGATCTGAATCTGAACCTTGTGGGTGTCCATCAGATATCTTCTGCCGATAGACTGTGCAGTATAATACTTTGCATAGTCTGGGAACTGTGCATCACCACCCTCTTCTGGGTTAGCAATATCCTCTCCACTATACCATGCCTCATGATCTAGCAAGATACTCATCACTCTACTAGGTCTTACTGCTAATTCTTTTTGATACTTTGCTAGTTTTGTTTGACTACCAAGATGTGACATGTTGTCAAACGTTTTTGTCATGTCATAAGTATACTCTTCATACTTTTGAGAGGAGATATCAAAGTAGCACATGTGTGTAGAATAGATTCCGTTGTTTAACTTCTCAGATATATCAATCTCACCATCAAATGCATAGTTCTCAATGTTATAGTATACCTGATCAGGTGGCATACCAACAGATGGACGTGAGTAGTATGTTTCTACTGGTGCTGTACCACCAAAAGAATCTGTGCCATCGGAGCATAGTCTGTCCATAGATTGAAAGACAAATCCATCTTTGTTCTCGAAGAATAGATAACCTGCTGTGCCTGATGCTTTTTTCTTATTGTCACCACCTAGTTCTGATTCACTCTTTGCAGCAGCACCACCGCCACCTTTACTGAACTTGGTTGACTTTGATACTGTCTTATACATCAGTGATTGAACCAATGCATGACACTTCTTACCATTAGGGAAAACACTCATCTTGAATTGAGATTCTTCTGCAAACAATTCTTTGTCAGTCTTTAATATGTTCTTGAGAACATCTGAAACGATTGCTTCTGGGTTTGCCTTATACTTTTCTGTAACTCTAGCAGTATCATTCTCTAGTCCTTCCTTAGATGTAAGAACTAAAGTATAGTATTGCATGTTCCTTTCAACAGATCTGTTGACAATTTTCTGAATGCGTAACTTATATTCTACTTCTTCTTTTCTGATATTAATTACTTTGACAACAACTTCCTCCCCACCTTGAATAGGTAGATTGCCGATAAAGTTTTGTCCGCTGTCAACCATCAGCATGTTCGCTGTAATAAATGGTTGATAGATGTCCTCGTAATAAGAGAACATTCCAACTGCCTTGGTGACATCATACTGAGTACCATTGACTGATGCGATAGTTACCTTCTGAGGTTCAAATCTTTTGACTGAGTTTGACATTATGGCGTACCTCCTAGTAATGACATCTGTGCGTTAGGGTTTCTCACTGGGAGATTAGCACCACCATTACCTGTGTTGTTAGGTTGTGCTGGTGGTGTTTGATTTGATTGTGGCGCAGGAAGAACAATAGGTTCTAATGTTTTTGGTTGATTAGATCGTGGAGTTGCTGATGCAGGTTGAGGTGTAGCAGCAGTTGCGACTGCTGTTGGTGTTGTTGGAGTGACAGGTGTCTGTGGTGCAGTTGGTGTTAGTGTTCCACCCACACTAAACATTGATGATGCAAAGGGAGCACCATCAACAGGACCAGACGAAGCATTAGGATAGTATTCAAAGTGTAGGTGTGGACCAGTAGAAGGACCAGCGCCTGGTGTTCCAGGTTCGCCACCAGTTTCACCTAGTAATGATCCAGGCATAACCTGTTCGCCTTGAGACACCGCAACCTTACTCATGTGTAGGTAACGACCTTCAGTTCCATCGTCATGAATGACATGGACTTCTCCATTGTTACCCATAGCAGGAGCAACAATCTTGGCAACCTTTCCAGGTTTTTTAGTTGAAAGTTTAGTTCCTTGTGGTGTGCCGTAGTCAACACCCTGGTGATTGGTAGAACCAACACCTCCAGGTGATGAACGTAGACCGAAACCAGATGTGATTTGATATCCATCAATAGAACCAGCACCTGTTACAGTTCCACCAGTCATTGTAGATCCAGGTGTGACTCCAGGTGTTGTGCCACCAGTTCTAGCACCACCCTTCTCTCCATCCTTCAATGCTTTTTCTGGTGCTCTTAGTCCTGCTGCTTGTGCAGGAGCACCAAAGAATGCACTGATTAGATTAGAAGGTAGTCCAAAGACTGTAGCAGCAGGAACAAACATTCTCTGCAGCACTGGACGGAACAGTTTAGATACACCACCTAAGTTGTTGACTACATTACCAACCGTTGACATGAGCAGAGCACCTGCTGCCATGGTAGGTAGTTGCATCACCTTAGCAAAAGGATCTGCTTTCTTTACGTTCTCTTGGTTAGTCTTGACTGCCTCAGTCAGTTTGTTCTGTGGGATGACTGCTTGATCAGATGGACCACTGATTGATGTTGGATTGTCTACGATACCACCTGATGCCAACTTTCTAGGCAGCACTCTGGACACCATGCGTGGTGCGAACCCAGCGATACCTCTACCACCTCTTGCTCTTGCCCATGGTGATCTGGATCCCATCGGTTGTGGTCCGATAGGATTGGTATACATCCTACCCTTGGACATGCGTGGCATTCTGTTCCTGCCACCACCCCTTCTTCCTCCACGTCTCCCACCACCAAGACCTAGGAGATCCATTCCGAAGTCTAGTAGACCTCCTAGAAGACCACCACCTGATCCACCCTCACGGAAAGCATCGATGTCAGTGCTACCAGCAGTTCTGTTTCTTCCTTCTGCGTTTGCTTCTGCTTGTGCTTGTTTAGCATCTGCTGCTGCCTGACGCTGCTGCTCCAGTGCCTGTCTAGCAACTGCAACCTTCTCTTCCTCTGTCTTATTATTCTTGGAGAAGAACCTACGAATGATACTCTGGTTCTTACTTAGATTTACTACTGCTGCTGGTGTTTGATCTCTTTGCTCGACAGATTTTAAGTCATCGACTTTTTTAGAGAGGAGACTAATCTTCTCAATGATACCAGTAGCAAATGATCCTAAGACACCACCATCTTGAACTGTTTTTGGTGCCTCAGGTGCAGCAGCAGGTGCAGGCATCCTACCTGTAGGTTGTGCTTTAAGTAATGCCTCGAATCTTTTCTTCTTATCAAGTGCAGGATCATTCTCATCAGCAGGATTCATTTGGAAGAACCCTGCGGTTCTTCTTCTCATGTCTCCACCGAACTCAGATCCCACTGCTTTTCTTGCAATGAAACCAAACTTCTGAGACTGTAGATCTTTTAGTCTCTGCTTCTCTTCGTCTGTCTTATCTTCTTTGTTGTTTAGTTCCTCGATCTCTTGATCTCGACGACGCCTAGCGCCTGCTGCCATCGTGAGAGCACTACCAATCTTCTCGCCAATAGCACCAGCGAGGTTTCCATATTGGGGTGCTTCGTAACTCTCGGTGCCTGCTGCCATGCTCGACTTTTTTTGCTAAAAATTGGCGGGAAAAATTTTTCGGGATTTATGTAATCGTATGGTAATTTTAGTTTCACCTATGTATTTATCAGTTAGTCTGTAACCTCGCTGCCTTTAGGTCAGCAAGAGTTGTTCTCTCTCCTGTCTTGTCGTAATAGAACTTGGCGATCCCTTCACCAGTGTCAACATTTTTCTGGTATCCAATAGCGGTAGACGATCCTTGATAGATGATAGGTTGAATAGTGATGTTATCAAATTGATCATTGTCATCCATCGCCTGTAGGTTAGCAGGCAGTGGTGCCATCGCACCTG